CCAAGCTGTGTCATTAACTGTGTTAGTTTCATATTTAATTTTAACCGCTCTACCTCTACCTCTTACATCAATTTTTTCTGTGGTGCTAGTAATAGTGCCCGTTGTAGTTACGTTGGCTGCAGATTGTGGATACTGTTCTAAGGTTAATGTGGCTGTCATGTTATTGGTAAGATTATCAAAGTCTGGAACCAATCTACTAACCGACATAAGCTCATCGCCATCGGCAATTTCAACAGATCCAGTTGTTAAGAAAGCAGAAATAGCCGTACCATCTGCTTGGTTATTACCTGACTCATGTTCATAAATATAAGAAGCTCCTGCAGTCAAACCTAATATAGTAGATACATTTGCTGTTACACTTGCATCATATTCTGTAGCAATTGGCTGTTCAAACACATAAGCACCAAGCCATGTTGTTCTACCTAAATTTAATGTGTACCAAGTGTTTTCTAAATAATTATAAGCAACTGCTCTATCTATTTGTGTAGCATTTGCTGATGGGTAATACCAAATAATTTCATTAAAGGCAGTGTTAATGCCGCAAGCAATATCAGTTTTGTTTGTGTAACTTAAACTATCAAAAACATAATCTTGTACAGAACAAGGCATTTTTTTAACAACACCATCGTACATGTAAAAAGAATTATCGGACATCCAATAAGAACGACCATTTATTTCTACTGCTGCATGTTGAGCAATAAGGCCACAGTTAGCACCAAGCTGTCTAAGACCAAAAGTAAAAGGTGTACCAACAAACTGAACACCGTGAAGTGAGGTATCTGTCCAAACAAGTATTTGACCTGATGATTTAACAGCGCCTACTATTCTTGAGCCATCTGATATACGTAGTGAACCAGCTTCGTTTGTTGAAACAGGTGTATAATCTGTAGCATCTTCTCGATCAGAAAATCTAAATAGTAAGTCATCTTGAGTAGAACTATTACCTATTGTTGTTTCTGTACCAAAAATTAATAAATGTCTTGTGTCAGTGGATACTAAACTAAATCTTGATGCAGTAGGAGCGTTAGACAAAGCCGTTGCTCTAGCATCTACTGATCCAGAAAGATCTTTTATAAATGTACCTCCATTTGAAACTGTAGCAATTAAATCTTCACCGAAGTTATCCAAAGACCAATTACGTCCTGCAACAACAACACTTGAAGAAGATCTCGGTGTATTCCATGTGCTAATATTCCAAGCTAATGTATTCCAACCATATCCGTAAGTAGATGTAGAAGGTCCTGTGTTAATTTGATACACAGCATTACCTGTTCCACCACCACCTGATGTTGATCCAGAAGCCGTGCTCGTATGCGTTACTGTATAAGTGCTTGCAGTAGGAACTGTAATAACTTCAAATTCTTGATTCATGTCCAATCCATCTATTGAACTAAAAGAATCAAAAGTAACAAAATCACCTACTAAAGCACCGTGGCTGGCGTCTGTTACTGTGACGGTTGTTGTGCCATTTGTTGTAAAAGGATTTGATAATCCTGATGCTGTTTCTCTAATAGGAGTAATATCGTAAACTTTACCTTCGGAATATAAATATAGTTTTCTATCAGTACCTAAAGCAAGGTATCTGGTTCCGTCTAAACTAATCCAGCTATGCGTATCACGGACCACACCCACAATAGCTTTATTAGGATTTGGTAAATACGACCAACCTTTCCATCTTTCAGGTTTACCATAGTGAAATCTAACAAAGTCGGAGTCAACATACTTACGTTGATCCCCTGCCGAATAAGCAGTATCTTGTTTATCAATGCCTGGTTGAAACTTTAAATCGACTAATTTCATGTTGCAGTATACTAAATTATTTATTGTTTTGTGGCAAGAATTGAGTTCCTACATGACCCCTAAATGAATAATTACCCATGTGTGTCATACCACTAGCAATGTCAGCATATATTTTACCACCTATTTTCTGCCATAAACGACAAAAAGCATAATCTTCAGACAAATATCTTTTAGTATCTGGCTCTATCATAGTATCAAAAAAAGCATAATTCCAATCAGAGTTGTCGTGATATCCAAATGTTTTGTCATGAGGATCTCCTAAATGTTGATCAGATTTAAATCTAAGATGAGGATATGCTAACGCCATTTTTTTAAAGACGTTTCTTTTTATTAACATAAAACCTGTTGCACCATCTAATACTTCAATAAAACCTTTGTTCACCATTACTTTTTTTGGATTTTTAATATTTAAATTATATTGCAAAGAAGCTGCGTGTAGCTCATCCTCTTTAATATTTGGATTATCTTTTACTTTTTTAATAGCTCTTGTCCAATCAATAACTTTCCGTGGATATACGCCTGTCACTACATCCTCATCCAAATCTAACATACGAAAGACAGACTCAGGATTAAAAGCTAAATCAGCATCTATAAATAAAAGATGAGTATATTTTTTCTCGTCCATAAATAATTGCACTAATGTGTTACGAGCTCTTGTCACTAAAGATTCATTACCAATAGTTCCAAATTGTAATTCTATTTTTTTTTGTGAGGCTAGAGCCGTAAGTTGTAGACAGCTTTTAAAGTAATCGGCTGTAAGCATGTTTCCATAACAAGGTGTACCAATAAAAACTTTATGCATTTTCTCTATAAAAAATATTAAGTGTAAACCTATTGGAGCTATCACCGAAAGACTGTAAATCAGAATGTGGTATCTTTGCACCATTAAAAAACAAGGCTCTATTTTCTACAAAGCCAATGTGTGAAGCTAATTGATTATTGTGCATAAATCCTGTTCCGTTATTTAAAAGTGGCTCGCCTTTTACAAACAAAAGAAAATTAGCTACACTTCCTTTATCGTCATCTACATGAAACAAAGGTTCTTCTTTATTTTGTCTAGAATGTGCACTAACTGATATAGGCTCAAGATCTCTATGTGGAAAAAAATATTGTTTAATAAGTTTTAGTAATGGATCTCCATGAAAACTTTTAGGAAAAGTATGTCTATAACCATATACTTGACCCTCTGGGTTATCTACTTGAATATATTTTAAAGTTGTAAGGGTATCCTGTAAAGATTGTAAAGTTTCTTTACCTAAAAAATCATCAACATACATAACAAATTTTGTTTGTTTATTGTGTTGCATAATTATTTATACTTTTTCTTTTTCCAAATTTTATTTTTGTAAGCTTGAAATGACGATGTTATAGTTTTAAAATTAAAAAGGTCTAACTTTTCTGCTAAATTATCATCTTTAATAATATTCATTTTCCAATTATCTCTTTTAAAAGGAAACACTAAACAAATAGGATCGCCTTTTTTTAATAATTTTTGTTGACCTTTACTTAAATCCCAATCCGTTAAAAAGAAAGGAAAGTTTACATAATTTTCGTATACGTCAGTATCTACAATACCAGTAATCAGCCTAAAATCTTTTTTTTCTGTATTAAAAGGAGAGGTAAATAAACAACTATAACCTGGAGGAGTCTTTATATACCAAGGATTTAAAAATTTAAAAGCCGTAGGTATTTCATTAGGATAAATCATAGACTTATTTATTTGTTCATTTGTATGATTATTAATACCAATATTCATTTTAGACATCTGTTCCGAATCTTCTTCCCTTCTTGATGCTATTACATCTAATTTAAAAGTATTTTCTTTTGGATCTTCGGTCTTTAGAAACATAAAATCTATAGGAGATAGAATAGCGTATCCCATTGTAACACTATCTAAAACAGGCTGACATTGTTTCACTGTTATATGTAATTCATCTGATGAATAAATATAATTTGTTAGTTCTTTATACCAATTGGGCACAACTTTTTTTACGGGAACAGGATGTTCAATTAAATCAGCATATTGACTTATAAACTTTATTTCATTGTTTAGCATAATCTACCTTTAAATATTCTATTTTTTTTAACCAACCTTTGGGTATGGCAATAGCACCACCACCAGTAATGTCATCTTTATCCTTACTGTAAGATCTCATAATAATTATTTTTTCTTTCCCGTTATGTATCATCCACCCCACCTCTTGGCACACGGCCAACGGAGCATTAATAACATCTTTTATATCAAGCCAACCTGTTTCTGTATCACGAGCATCTAACCACGTCACACGGACCATGGGTACTTTGTTAATGTCAATCATTAATAGATTCTTTTTTCTGTAAATCTAAATTAAAAGAAACAGATCTTCTCTCCTCATTAGGAGTTCTAAATGGATACACACCATGAGATAACCATGAGGGAAATAAATATATAGCACCTACTTCTGGAGTAGCCTGCCATTTATGACCACCAAAAGGTGCGGCCTGACCAAAATGCCAAACAATATCACCCACGCATGGATAGTGATCTTCTTTTTCATACTCTTCTTTAAGACTAGGAGGTACTCGTAAATAAATCACACCAGATAATTGACCTTGATGTATGTGAAAAGGATTGAAGTCTCCCGCCCACTGGCTCACGCACCACATGGATTCAATAATCATTTTACCAACATATGCAGGTGAAATAGTATCACTAGCAGGTGGTATAGAAATATATTGTTTAACTATTTGACCTATCGCACTTGTCATAGGTTCAAAAGTTTTACTTGCTAAATATTCTTGAGGGTAACGAACTTCTTTTTGAACATTACCAGCTAAGTTCATTGAATGATCATATTTTTTAGATAATTTTTCATCTTCTAATATCTCTGTTGCTTTATCATCTAAAATTTTAATTAAGTTATTGGGTAATTTTCCTTGTAATATTGTTGGACCGAATGGTCTAATAGCATGAAATTCTACTTCAGTTGACATGGTTTCCTTTCTACTTGCAAATATCTATTGTCATATAGCAATTATTTGCCTATAAATATAGTATTAATTAGGCTTATCTTTCAAGGCCAGCCTCCTTGCCTTTATAACAATATCATGAATTGCTAAGGAGTACATGTTAAAGAAGATTTTTAGAAGAGTTCG